CCCCTGTTTGGGCGCTGCTATCAGTTCGTAGTGGCCCTGCGCGACCTTCCGATGGAACAACCATATGTTATCTTTGAGCGCCATCTTGACGTGCATCTGTAAATAAGCCTGCGTTTGCATTTTGAGTTTTGTTGCTGCCTTCGCGGATTCTGGCGTCAACGTCCAGCGCCCATGACTGTATCGAGAGTTGCACTCACCAATGATCTCGTACTTGGTCATATCCCGCACATTCCTTCGCATTCATTCTGCATCAGGTCCTTGAACAACTCTCCCTGGCCCAGTTCTTCCGCAGTGCTAAAGTCCACGTCGCGTAGCGGAATCCTTTTAGCGTGTAGGAATCGCGCCCCTTGAAACCGCCCCTCTGCATCTCTGATCTTCTCATCAACCTGACAGGCTTCCTCAAACTCCTCCGGGAAAACCTCCTTAATGCGCCGCCACTCATGATCGTTGTGGAACGGGCAACCAATGCACGCGCTCTTGGCCAGCATCCTGTCCGGATACCTGTCACTGAACCACTGAAGGCAGTCCCTTCGGTTCATTTCCTTCTCAAGCAACGGCCAGCGGTTCTCTACCCACGAATCCTGACTGTCCTTCACCCGCATCATCTCGTCCTTGGATATGCCAATCCACATCTCCACGACAAAACCCTTCGGTGTGCGCTGTCGAGGCTTCAACCCGGCAAGCTCACGAACCCTCTTGCGTATGGGTTTGAGCTTATACTCACTGGTACACTGTCGTCGGGCCATGCCGTTCGTGCCGTCCTTGTTGATTAAAAAAAACGGTATCGACGCAAACTTGTGACCCGTAGTGTTGAGGTCGGATTCCAAATCTTCCTTAATGTTGCCCCGCTGTACGCGGTACACTGGAAAAGACAACTGGCCCTCGAGCCAATCCAAGTGGTCGTAAACCTCCTTGGGCTCCCAACCAGTGTCCGCGAATACAGCGCAGTCGGGCCACGGACCAATGTCCCCAGCTTCAGCCATCAGCGCCATGACGGTGGACTGAACACCCGCGCCCAAGCTGATTACTCGGAGGTTGGCGTTTTCAACGGGATTGAATAGATGGCTAATGGTCATGTGCAATCCTTATTGCTTGTCCGATTTCTTGCGCGATTTGCGGGACGATGCTGTTTCCCAACGCACGGAGTTGAGATACTCGGTTGGGTAGCCCATCAACCAAGCGACCCACTGCGGGTTCAGAGCGCCAGTGGTCTTCGGGTCGGTCGGGTACAGACGAACCGCGTGACACAGCATCACCTGTTTGTCCTTGTCGATCCTGTTCTGGACGTTGTGCGTGTCGCTCTTGGCCTCGCTGGTCGTCGGCGTCGGCCACATGTGATGAGGCTTCGCTCCCCCCAAACCCAAACCCCAACTGCCGCTGTCCCGCGTTGCCATCGAAGGTGCCATCTGGTTCGCTTTCGCTGTCGGCGTGTGCAACAACCCAGATCCGTTGTCTGAGGTGCGGGGCGCCTGTCGCGCAAGCTGGAATATTAAACGTCCTTGTGGCGTAGCCTTCGCCTTCCAAGTCAGTGAGTACTTCGTCCAAGCCCAGTTTGATGAGCCCAACAACGTTCTCTCCAACAACCCAAGTGGGCCGGAGTTCCCGGATAACTCTAAGCATTTCCGGCCAGAGATGGCGGGGGTCGTCTTGAGCAAGCTGTCTTCCTGCCTGTGAGAACGGCTGGCAAGGGAATCCTCCGCAAACAAGGTCGGGTCGGGCGTCGGGGAAGTCGGATCGTCGGGCATTTCTTATGTCATCCAATATGGGTACGTCGGGCCAGTGATGATTCAACACCGCCTGGCAAAACGGATCCTGCTCCACGAAACAGGTAGTCCGGAAATGCCCGGTAGCCTCGAGGCCACGGGCAAATCCGCCTATCCCGGAGAACAGGTCAACCGTTGTCAGCTGGCTCAATTAGAACCAGTACATCAGAATGCCGGAGATCACGCTTCCGACAAAGATCAACAAAAAATATTCCGGTCCCATTCTACTCTCCCAGTTCTCTTTGCGCTTGATGCGCTTCCATAAGTCCATCTTCAAGTTCTCCTTCACAGTGGCATTTGGGGCAGTCGCCATAGACCGGCCCCTTGCCGTTGTCCGCCACGTCAATAGCAACGTAACCATTGCCGTGGCACAGGTCGCATACGCGTCTCATTAAATGTATCCCCTCACAACTACATCGTTGCCGTAATCACGATAATTCACACGGCCATCATGACCCCAAGTAAAGGGAGCATGTTCCAAAAATAACGCTTTCGCAAACCCACGCGGGGTAGCACTGCGAATGTTCTTCGTCCTCGCTGACTTGCCACCCGTCTTGCCAGCGACCGGAGAGAAGTTAACGCCCTTTGCCGGATCAGCGCGGTCATAAACAAGCGTCAAATGATTAACAACAGATTTCGTCGGCATACGAAAATGGCCTCCGGTCCAAAGACAAGTCTTCTTCCTGTAGCCATCACGCGGCGGAATCACATCAGGCCAACGCGGATGCACGTCGTCCTCCGGCAGATACCCGCCGTAGTCACACGGATCAAACTTGTAATCCGGCTTGCGCCACAACCTCGTCAGCGCACCTATCGGGTTCTCAACGTAATAAGAACAACCCAAAGCATCCCCTACCAAAGCACACCGCTTGGCATGACCCGCTGCCTCTATCTGAAAATCAGGATTGGACTCGGCCTTGCCCTTCCACCAACGTGCGCCAGAAGAAGCCAAATCAGTGCAAGGAGGAAACGCGGACATGAAACATGCCTTGGTGCCGTGTCGGGCAATGATCTCAAGAAGCGTGTTCGTATCGTAAAGGTCAGCGTGGACGTAGGTGATGTTGCCTTCCGTCCGCCCACCGTCATGCTGGATGTCGTAGGCGAAGCACTGATAACCAGCCTCGGCCCAAGGGCGCAAAGCCTCGCCCGTATAATCGTATAATGAAATGACGTGGTTTCTCATCTTTCTTCCTTTCTAAAAACGTGGTAGTTCGTAAAAGTAGCATGAAACATGGACCAAGGTCAAATGCTTCCCGTCACATATATACGGGCAAATTCAAAAAAACGTTTTGAAAATAAAAATATGGGTGAAAAAAAGTGTAAAAGTGTAACGAGTACCTGAAAACAGGTGTTAAACGTATGATATTAATGAAAACTAGTCGTTACACTTCCCGTTACACTTCGTTACACTTTAGGGCTTCCCGTTACACTTTTCTAGCCAAACGGAGGTTTGACGCTTGTTGGAAACAGGGTTAGTTTTGAAAAAGACTGTATACAGGAGCAACTAGATGAAACGTCGAATAGACGCAAAGGCCGAAGAAATTGAAGAGGCCCATGGCCGTAAGCTGACCAACCGCCAGAAGATGTTCGCCCGGCACTTTGTCGATGGAACACACTCCAATGCGGAGTGCGCCCGACTCGCCGGATACTCGGACAAGAACGGTATTGCCAAGATCCAAGCTCATAAACTTTTGAACGCTTCGGACTTCCCCCATGTTTCCGAATACATTTCGGAGCTTCGAGAAGACAGAGAAAGAAAGTATGGCGTCACACTGATGGGCCAGCTTAAACGTCTTCGGGATCTGTCCATGAATGCAGAAGAAGCCGGCCAATTCTCTGCGGCGATTAACGCGGAGAAGACTCGTTCAGCACTGGGCGGATTGACCACCGACAGGCGTGAGACGAACCACTTCCATGCAATCGAAAACATGAGCCGCGACGAGATCGAGACTAGATTATCAGAACTTAGAAAGTCACATCCGGGCGTGTTCTTGGATGCTGACTATGAGGTAGTTAATGACGCAGAAGCCAGAGACATTGATGTGGAACAATCTTCGGTCGAACCTACCCAAGAGTTGGAACACCACACGGATTGAAAACCGCTTCGGTGGCGGGATACCGGATGTTCATGTATGCGCGGAAGGCCTTCCTTTTTGGATAGAACTCAAAGTCACTAAAACTAACCGCGTAAATGTGTCAGCGCATCAAGTCGCTTGGAATTTCGCCTATTGTCAGTCGGGGGGCGTAAGTTTCTACCTTGTTAAGGCCCTCGAACGAGGCAACCTATATTTGTTTGACGGGGTCCATGGTCGGGGGTTAGCGGAACACGGACTGAAGTCGGGTCGGGTCGGGGACTCTGATTCGGGGTCGGTCGGGTCGGGGTCGGTCGGGTCGGGGACCATGGTTCCGTGCCTCTGGTCGGGGTCGGACCAAGTCGGGCTTCGGGAGGCGATGCTCGAGTTCGCCCGGCAGCGGATCGGCCAGCCCGGTCCTCGAGCTCACTGGCCTGGGCCAGGGGTATAGGAAACCCCGGCCAGATAAATCTGACCGGGGTTCGGCGGCTGGGTGCACCCAGCCGCCAGCGGCGCCATTAAGTGTCAACAACCGGCGCCGTAGTCGCGGACAACGAAACCGCTAGTGTCGGCTTTCGCTTTCTTGCCCTTCGGATCCAGCCCGACAATAACGGGTTGCGGATCCAAGTGTCGCAAATCGTGCTCCGTTCCATCAATCACGCGATGACCCATAAACGTGGCCGGCTGGCCTGCGCCAAATACTACCGCGACGTTGAAACCAGCCGCGAGTACTTGTTCGGCTTCCGCCTTGTTTGTTTCGGATAGGCTAAACGTCAAATGATAGTTGGCTGGCCGGTTAGCGTCTAGCACGCGGCGCACGCTTTTGGTGTAATCCACGAACTGGATTTCCGGAAACCGGAACGGCAAAGGCTGGCCGTTGTCCGTTGGGATCCGCTCGAACGCAATGTCCGTGGATCCGTTGGGGCGAACCGCCAGCTTTTTGTTTTCGCGATCCGCTTTCCGAATCATGGCGCGAACGTGATCCGTCATTTCGGCCATGAACGCTTGGCGCTCATTCATAAAAAATTGAGACTTGGCGATCCGGCTTTCGCGCACCGCGTTGGTTCCGTTTTCAAGATCCGAAACCATAGCAGCTTGGCCGCTGTACATTCCGAGACATAAGGATTTGCACCCGTCGCTTGCGTTCGGGCAGAGATTGCCAACGCCTGCGGTATCGTGCGGGGCCATATAGTTGATAGCGTTTAAGTAGCCGTACTTGTCGGCTTTAATAGCTTTCGCGCTATCCGTGGAAAAGAATTTCGTAAATTTGGTCATCGTACTTTCTCCGATGTGGGTTGTTGACTTGGTCAAAGTACCATGAATTCCCAGGATGTGTCAACGGGTCGGGGTCGGGTTTATTTCGAGCGCCGGCCGGGTCGGGTCGGGGTCGGGGTCGGGTCGGGTCGGGTCATAAAAAGAGGCCCTGGCGGGTGAACGCCAGGGCCTTAGTTGGTGGGTCGCGAACCGGGCTCGAGGCTTGGGCGCCCC